ACTTTGTTAAACAAGATAGCACGAATTTAACATTAACTACTTCATCACGAATTACGCTAGGAGCAACTTTAGTCGCAAGTGATATTGTAGAAATTGCTTATCTAGGAAAAGCAGTAGCTACACAAACACCTTCTAGTGGCACAGTTACAAATGATATGTTGGCAGGAAGTATAGCAAACTCTAAACTTGCTAACTCTAGTATTACATTAAATGGCTCGGCAGTTTCTTTAGGTGGTAGTGCTACTGTAGGTGGCGGATTAACACAATCATCTACTTTTTATGTAACCACTTCTTATCTTCCCTCTGCTAGTGATGAAGCTATAACAAATTGGGCAGAATCTGACGCACCTAACTATAATAGATTAGGCACTTCCCCTACACAGAGTTCAGGTGTTTTCTCGCTTCCAGAAACAGGTTGGTGGATGGTTAGCTGTAATTTAATGTGTTTTCAATCAGGAACCGCTACTGGTGACTCTTGGGGTTTAGCTATTCAAACTTCAACAAATAGTGGAGGAGCTTATGATAATGCTGGGAGCACAAAAAATCGTTTTGATGCTGCTGGACCAGTTAATAACTACAGGCAAATTACAAGTACTTTTATATTAAAATGTGAAAATATAAGCACATTTAGATTTAGACCGTACCTTGGAGGCGTTAGTACAAGTAATTTTAAAATACATGGTGGTTCGCAAAATTCAACACAGGGTGGCTCATATATGAACATAATGAAACTGGCAGATGTATAAGGAATAAAATGACAGATATAAAAAAATATACAATGGACGATGTTTTAATTAATTTGCATAAAGGTGCTTGGTGGAGATATACTGACTGGAATAACAGAACTTATGCAAACTTAAGAGTAAGTGAGGGTTTTGACTATACGCTACCAACTGAAGAAGAACTCAACGCAAAAGTAGTTCAACTTCAAGCAGACTATGATTTAAAAGATTACGCAAGAAAAAGAGAAACTGAATATCCTTCTTTAAAAGATTGTATTCATGCTCTTTTAGATGGTGGAGATACACTTACAAATCTTCAAAGTTTAAGACAATCAATCAAAACAAAATATCCAAAGGAGAGTGAATAATGGCTTTTACTTTATTAAAACCGACAGGTATTGATTTAAGTCAGACCTTTGCTTTTACTGGTAGTGTTACAGGTGCGGGTGGTGGAAAATTATTACAGGTAGTCCAAGCTACTCATGGTACACAAACAAGTAATAATAGTTCATCATATCAAGCAAGTGGTTTAACAGCTAATATTACTCCAAGTGCAACTTCATCAAAAATTTTAATTCAACATCAATTACCTTTTTATCAAGATGGTAATGGTGGCTCTGTAATTTCTTGTATTCATGCACTTTTCAAAGGTGGAAGTAACTTAAATGAGTATGGCTCTGCATGGGGTATGAATAGCAGAAGTATTAACTATGCTTATCAAGGTGTAGGTTTTTACAGAGATGCACCTAACACAACTTCACAATTAACATATGATATTAGATATAAACCTTATGATACTGGAGAAGGTCAAATAATTTATTCTTGTCCAGATAGTACATACGGAGGTTTAGGTGCTGATAGTCAAGGAACATTAATTTTAATGGAGATTGGAGCATGATAATTTCAAAAGAAAGAGCAATATTGTCTTTAAATAGTTTAGCTAAATTTTATATTGTTGGAAGTAACATTGATGATTGTGAAATTAATTGGTTAGAAGATACTACTCCTATTGCTAAAGCAGATATTAAAACTGAAATGCAAAGATTACAAACAATAGAGGATAACACATGAGTTACATAGGCAGAGGAATAGACCAAATAGATAACATATCAACTTTAGATAATTTATCTTTTAGTGGTAGCACAGCAACATTTAACCTAACACAAAACTCAGTAGCTTTTGTACCAGTAAGTGCAGACGCATTACAAATTCAAATTGATGGTGTAATACAATCTGGCAACTATACTGTTAGTGGCTCTACTGTTACTTTTGATTTTACTCCTAGTGGTAGTTCAGTATGTAATGGTATTAAACATTTTGGGGTTGGGGTTTTAACAACAGTTTCAGATGGTGCAGTTACAAATACAAAACTTGGTGCAGATAGTGTCAATGGAAGTAAGATAGCTGACGATAGTATCTCAGATGAACATTTAGATATAACAGCAATCACAGGTCAAACAGCAATTACTTCACTAGCAGATACCGATAAGTTTTTAGTATCTGATGCAAGTGATAGTGGTAATCTTAAATATGTAGAGAAACAATATTTGCCTAGTGGTGGAATGGTTTTAGTATCTTCTGGTAATGGTACAAATGCGGGAAGTTTACAATTAGAAAATGTTTTTTCTACAACTTATACTAACTATTTATTTATTGGTACATTTACACCATCTAATAATACAGTAGATTTAAAAGGTAATTATGTTGTTAATACAACTGTTTCAAGTGATAGTGAGTACAGAAATATAGCTAGAGAAGTTTCTAGAAATTCTAGTGGTACAGCAACAGGATATGTAGGTGGTTGGGGAGCAGACCATATTAGATTTAATCATAAATCAACAAGTAATAATACTAACTTTGGTCAAAATATTAGAATAAATTTTTTTAATCCAATGGCTAGTTCATCAACTAACACTCCAGGTGATGCTCACCTTCAATATGATGCTTCATTGTATAGTAATGCGTCAGATACAGCGAGGTCAGTTGGTTTTGTAAATTATCAAACAAGTGCTGATTACAATGGTTTTAGATTTATTTATTCAAGTGGAGATATAGCATTTTACAATTATTCATTATTTGGAATTACAGGAAGTTAATTATGGTATTATATAAAGCAACTAAAAATGGCAAAGTAAAAATGACAGCAGATGAAGAAGCTAGTCTAAGAGCCGAATGGAAAACATGGGAAGATAAATCATCTGAAAGAAAACTTGCACAGATAAAAGAAATCAGATTACAAAAACTAATTGAAACAGATTACCTTGCTAACTCTGATGTAACAATGCCAGACAATATAAAAACTTGGCGTCAATCTTTACGAGACATTCCGTCTAATCATACTGATGAAGATGCTTATGATTTATTATTAGCAAGAGATAGTGACGGACAATTAACACATTCAATTTGGAGTAAACCATAATGGCACAGACACTTATAAATAATTTATCTTATTCAACACTAGATGCGACTAAGCTATCTGGAAATTTGCCTGCAATAAGTGGTGCTAGTTTAACTGGGATTAGTGGTGGTATCTCACAATACCAACAATGGAGATTAACAAGTGCTTTAAATTCTAATGCAAGTGACGCAGACATATCATCTAATTTAGAAATTGTTGATACAAATTCACCACAAACTCTTGGTGGTAATATGACTCAATCTGGGGGTGTTTTTACTTTTCCAAGTACAGGTGTTTATTTAATAACTTTTCAAGGACAAGCATATCAACCAAGTGGAGATGATGACAGAGGTGTAAAATTTAAAATTAAAACTACAACTAATAATGGTACATTTACGATTGCGGCACAAATGTATCAAGTTATGTCGTGGACAAATAACAATAATCAACCATACGCTTCGGCAACAATCTCATGCATATTTGATGTTACTGATACATCAACACATAAAGTTTTATTTGGTTGGGGATCAAGTCAAGGTACAACTATTTATTTACGAGGAGATACAAGTGAAACAAATACAAATTTTCAATTTATGAAATTAGGAGACACATGATTAATCATTGTTGCGAAGATGGAAAGTGTATTTGTGGTAAATGACTACACTAGATATAAACTCAAAAAACCTAGTTATAATTTTAGGATTAATAGGTGGATTAATAGGTAACGTCTTTTTTGTAGGAAAACTTTTTAATGAGTTTGAGTTACTAAAAGATGATGTTGTTACAGTACAAGAAAATCAAAACGTCATTCAACTTAAACAGGAATTACTAGAACTTAAATATAAAATTAAATCTTTACGTTTAGAGATTGATGGAGATTACAGAGAATAATGTTTAAAATATTTGCCATGATTTGTATGCTTAATGTAGGAGAGTTAGATCAAACACTATGTTTTAAAAGTGAAGTACCTTTAAGTTTTGACGATAATATAGAATGTAATTTAACAAAAAACAATTTAGCTGATTATCTTGATGCTGATTTAAAAGAAAGAAAATTAACAGTCATATTTCAATGTGGCTCACATATAGGTAATACAAATGTCTAATTGGGAAAAAGAAATTGCAGAATTAAAAACTGATGTCAAATATATTAGAGAAGACGTTAATATCATGCAGAAACAAATTCGTGATATTAATAAAGTATCTAATATGGGTATCGGAGGATTAAAAGTAGCTTTGTTCATCGGAGGTATTTTAGGAGCAATCTATACGTTCTTTAGATTGATGGAATAAATGAAAATATTGTGTATTTCAGATACACATTATCCTTACGCACATCCAGATCATTTAGAATTTTTAAAGGCTATAAAGTCTAAATATAAATTTGGAGCAAAGGATAAATATGTGCATCTAGGCGATGAGTGTGATTACTCTGCATTGAGCTTTCACGATTCAGACCCAGACCTACCAAACAGCACCAAAGAATTAGATTTAGCAAAAGAAGATATACATAAATTAGAAAAAGTATTTCCTAAACTAGATTTGTTAAATTCTAATCATGGTTCAATGGTTTATCGTAAACGTAAGTTTCATGGTTTTCCGCAACAAGTATTAAAAGACTATGCGGATATACTAGACGTTAATAAAAAAAATTGGAAATGGCATGACAGCCTTATTGTAAAAGATAAATTTGGCAGTTATTACTTTACCCATAATATGAACGCTGATTGTTTAAAGTCAGCACAGGCACTTAATTATGAGGGATATGTGCAATCACATTATCATTCTCGTTTTGAGTGTAAGTTTTTTAGTTCTCCCGAAGCTCTTCGGTGGGGAGCTACAATAGGATGTTTGATAGACAAAGACTCTCTGGCTTTTGCGTATTCTCGAGTAAACATTAAAAGACCTGTTCTTGGTTGCATGGTTATCATTGATGGTGTTCCACATTTAGAACCCATGATACTACGCAAGGGTAACAGGTGGGTAGGTAAACTATGAAAACAAAAGACCCATTAGTACAACGAGTATTAGATAGAATGGCAGACAGATCGGAGTCTGGTATCAAAAAGTTTGGTGTCACAATGGAAGATGCTGAACAAACTTTAGAACATTGGATAACAAACACGCAAGAAGAGTTAGCTGATAGTATTTTGTATCTCGAAAAACTTAAAGAAGAAATTAGAAAAAAAGAAACGTTATGGAATTTGAAACACTACGAGAAGAAATAAAAGAACATGAAGGATATAGGAATAAAGTTTACAAAGATACTTTGGGAAAACGTACCATTGGATATGGTCATTTGTGTAGAGATGATGAAAAATGGGAAGACGATAAACAATACGATCATCGACACTTGGAAAAAACTTTTGAATATGATTTTTCTATTGCCTATCGTGGTGCTAAGTCTTTGCACGATAATTTTGCAGAGTTGCCTAAACCTGTTCAAGAAGTATTTATAGAAGCGTGTTTTGTTATTGGTACAACAGGCTTTAGTAAATTTAAAAAGACATTAGAGCTAATTAACAATAAACAATATACCGAAGCATCCGAAGAAATTAAAAATTCAAAGTGGTATAGTCAAGTACCGCAAAGAGTAGAAATGCTTTCTAAGAAATTACAAGATGTTTAAAGTAATGTTTATCGTGTTGTTTGCAACGTTAGTCACAATACAATTAGCGAATTTATTTATTTATTACGAACAAGTAGGTGGAAACATATGTTAACTAAATTATTAGGTGGGGATATTGTAAAAAATGTTGGTGGAATAATAGACTCTTTACATACCTCACAAGAAGAAAAAGATAATGCTAAAATTAAATTAAAAGAAATTGAAGCACAAATAAATAAAGCACAATCAGATATTAACTTGGCTGATGCACAAAGCAAAGCAAGTGGTATTTCTGGAATGTTACAAAGATCATGGAGACCATTAATAGGTATGTCATGTGCGTTGGCAATATTTTGGGAATATGTATTTAAACAATTCTTATTGTTTTTTATTGCAACTTTTCAAGTTGAGACTGCTCCATTACCAGAGTTAGACATGGGTACTTTGATGCCTCTTGTTATGGCTCTTTTAGGTATGGGAGCATTACGTTCATACGATAAGACTAAAGGTCTTACTAAATAAAGGAGGTAATATGAAATTATTACAAGACTTATGGGAACACTTAAAAGAGTGGTCTGATTGGTCAATGAAAGATTGGATTAAAGCAGGAATTGTTGCGATAATCGTAATCGTAGTAATTGGAGCAATTTAATTAATGGCAGACTCAAGATTAAAAAGGGCGGGGGTAAGTGGTTTTAATAAACCTAAACGTACCCCCAACCATCCTAAGAAATCACATATTGTTGTTGCTAAAGAAGGTAGCAAAATAAAAACAATTCGCTTTGGTCAGCAAGGTAAGACAGGCGATAAAACAATGACCAAAAGAGCTAAGTCATTCAAAGCAAGACATGGTAAAAATATTGCTAAAGGTAAGATGTCTGCGGCTTACTGGTCTAACAAAGTAAAATGGTAGGGGTATATGTCACTATATAAAAATATAAATAAACGTAAAAAAGCAGGAAAAAGTAGAAGTAAAAAAAACAGTACAATAAGCCCAGAGGCTTACGCTAATATGAAAGCAGGATTTCCAAAAAAGAAAAAGAAAAAGAGTAAAAAGAAAAAGTAGTGAGGTCTATTAAAGAAGACATCATTTCTTGGTCAAAAGACTTTTTAGAAATACCTAACAAACATTTAAACAATTTCCCTGTTTGTCCTTACGCAAAAAAAACAAGGCTAGACAATCACATAAACATAATAGAACACCACGACTCTAACACATACCTTGAGGCTATTACAAAAGAAGCTAATAAATTTACAGGTAAAATTTCTATCGTTGCTTGTTCTGATTTATCTATAACTGCTGATGAACTAGCCGACTATATTCATGCACTTAATTATGTGTATGTGCCAAAGAATGTATATTTAATGGCATCACACCCAGAAGATTTTGATGAAGAAATAGATTTCTTACAAGATACAACTTGGGAAAGTCATAATGATTTTATGATGGTGTTAATACAGCCATTTGATGAACTCGAAGAGGCAAGTAAGTCACTAAAAAAAATTGGCTATTACAATAATTGGGATGATGATTATTTTAATGGGACAGTAAAACAAAGACAATACTATAAACATTTGAGGAAACATGAAGATAGTTAAAGTAACTTGGCTAGACACTAATGAGAACTCTGTGGGGTCTTGGATAGAAAAAACAGACCTAGATAACTCTAAATGTTGCTCTATTGATTCACTAGGTTGGCTATATAAAGAGACAGATGATCTTGTTGTTATCCTAGCTGATAAAGATACTTACGATGAAGATGATCTATTTGGTAGATCGCAAGTTATTCCTAAAGGAGTAATTAAAGATATTAAGTATTTAGATTGATGGTGGGTGTAACAGGATTTGAACCTGTGACCTTTTCCGTGTCGAGGAAACATTCTACCAACTGAACTATACACCCTTAACTTATTATAGACCAACCTCACAACTTTTTGTACAGCTATTGTACACAACGTTTGGTTAACTTTGGTTAACTTTGGTAAAAAATTGTAAGGTTTGGTCAACTTTTGCATCGTCTGGTCACTTATAACTACATCGACACGGCTTGTCCATACCTTTTTTTTTGTTAGTTTTTAGCCACAAAATAAATGTTGTACAGCTATTGTACATTAACACCTGCCTATTACGGCAGTAGATTGATCTTCTTGCGTGTTTCTTCTGGTACTGTTGAACCATAAACACTAATCATATCTCTAGTTTTCCAACCTCCCAAATCCATTAGCTCACTATCATTAGCATTTGCATAACTAATTAAGAAAGTTGCGTAAGTATGTCTAACAGCGTGTCTTTTTTTCATTTGATCTACATTAGCCATATCAAGCATTTCTCTCCATGAATTAGTTAAACCATCTGGTTTATTTTTTTTGTGTTGTAGGTTGTTCCAAGGAAATAATTTATCGTTTCTATTATTTATTTTTTCTAACCAAGCTCTCAATGTAGAATGTATTTCTATTACTCTTCCCTCATCTTGTTTACTTTGCCATAAAAATATTTGATTCTTTTCTAAATCTATCTCTGGTCTATTATTAAAAAAGTTTTTGCCAGACCATGATACATTTAAGGCTTCCTGTAACCTAGCTCCTGTGTACAGCATAAATACAAGAAGTAACTTAGTATAAAAAAAAGCATTACTTTCTAAACATCTTTTTATTTCTTCTAATGTAAACGTATATTTAGGTCTATTCTTACCAGATAGTGTCCAAAATCTTTTAATACGCATATACTCACACCATTTATTATCATGTGCATAGTGCATAATCTTTGATACCTGTGTGATAAAGTTACGATTAACTGTTGCGTGCTTAGACGATATATCTATTTGTTTATCTCTAGGCAGAGAAGTATATTTTAAATTCGTATATTCTTTAATGTTATTGTAACACTCAATAGCTTTTTGACCAATTAACTTGTTAGTTATTTTGTTTAAATGAAAAGAGCCAAGATATTGAACTGTACGATGTAAGTTTCTCTCATCTTGTTTTGATATAGACTCATAAGGGTCATTTAATACTTCGTTTATAGCATCTTTGTATGTTTTAATTTCATAACCGCTATTCTGTCTTTTATAATCTTCAATCCATTTTTCTTTAAAATTATCCCAAAACCTTTTTGTATATGTCTTGGAAGCAAGAATATTAGTCTTTGTCCAATTTATTTCTATTGTAATGGTAGCAACTTTAAAAGTGCCTCTTATGTAGTAGTATTTTCCTCTTGGCTTTTCCGTAAGCATAGTTTCATTACCTTTCCTAAATCTTCTTGTGTGAAGATTTGTTTATTTCTAATAAAACGATGCAAGGACTCTTCGTTTGGATTTTTCAAACGCATTTCGCCCAACCATCTTTTACATGATCTTTTTGACATTTTCAACTTTATTGCTAAATCTTCATCCGTGTAAAACTCCATTAGTATTTCCCCATTATTATATCTTGATTTTCCTCTTCATTTTTTGCTTCTTCACTAATTTTTCTTCTAAATTCATCTAATTCTTTGCGTTCTTCTTCCGTAGTAATACGTTTAGGATGAAATAAAGCGGAGTTCTCTGGTAATCTTTTCTTTGCTAATTTCTCTTCTATCTCTTTATATTTCTCTTCATCTTTGCGTTGGTGTCCTAAATACAGCATATTACATAATTCATTCGTAGCTAATAAAACATCTTGATAGTCTATAAAAACAACACACCATTGAATAATTTTACGATCATCGTGCAAAACACTAACTCTTTTATTAAAATGATGTACTGTATTGTTATAGGCTTTAGATAAATATTCTTCCATTTTAGGTTTACCTAATATTCTAATACTTCCGTCTCCAAATTCTAATTCCCACAATGGTTTTTCAAATAAACCCGACTTAGGATTATTACCGCCTTCTTCTAATTGTGTTATCTTACTAATTTCTTTACTCACTTATGATCTCCATTTCGCTAATAGGTATTACCCTTAACGCTGTATTATTCTTAGCGATCATACTTTGACACTTCATGGCATTTTCTTTTGATATTTTATAGGTGTGGGGATAGCGTTTATTTCCGTACTTATCTTTGTCTAGTATTTCTACTAATACCCCTTTGTCCGTAAAATTTCTTTCAGCAATTCCAACACTCCCACCATTCTTCCACATAGCAGATTTTATAATTACTTTGTTCATGTTTGATACCTACTCATTTTCATTTCATGTCGCTTATTTACTTCGTCTGTTTGTTCTAAATCATCTAGCTTTTGTTTAGTGATGTAACGAACTTGTGAAATTAAAAACTTCTTATGTATTTTTTTTTTAGTTTTTGTATGTTCAGTAAATTTTTTTTGATTTGCTATAAGCTCTTTTGCTGTAGTTGTATTATGTCCATTGTTTTTTAAACTTTCAAAAATTTGACTTTTAAGGGTAGCCTCTGTGTCTTTTAATGAATCATAAGCTACTTTGTTTTCTGCCCATTCTTCTCCTAGCTTTAATGTATCGTTCATCATTGCAACAGGGTCAAATATGTTACGTTTTTTAAATCTATAAACTTCATCACTCATAAATATTCACTTTCTAATTTATCTGCTATATTTCTAAGATTGATGACTCTGGCTTTAATGTTGTATTCTTTATCGGAATGACATTTATCGTGACAGCTTCGGCATAAACAAATTAAATTTTCGATGTAATTTTTTTGATTATTTTTACTCCCCCCCATTCCACGACTAGATAGGTGGTGTACGTCAGCACCCCATTCGCCACATATTGCACATTGTTCAGTTTGTGCTAATGTTAATTCATCCCACCAAAATTGTCTGTAAACGTCTATATGGTTTTTCACTTGTAAAGTTTATCTCCAATACCCCAAATCATAACAGCGATAAAAATTAATGCTGCTAATTGTAAACCCTCTAAAAAAATCTCAATCATTTTTTGTTAATCATTTTATTTAAAGTTTCATTTGTTTCTGGGGTAACTTTTCCCAAATGATGCAAAACGTTAGAATGAGTTTTATTAATGGAATCAGCTATTTGATAAACTGATTTGTTAAGAACTTTATAAGCAATATTGATATATTCTTTTCTGGCCTTAACAAACTCTGTGCTTTTGTTAATTCCTTCAAGATTTTTAATTTTTATTCCATATTTTTCACAAACTAAAAATTTTAATTTTTTCATGCTTGATATTTTTTCTATATGAAGAGGTTGAGACTCCTTAAAAATAGGATTTTCACATATCTTTTTTAAAATCCTAACCTCTTCCTGTGTAAGTTTTTCTTCCATTAAAAATCTGGTATTTCTTCTTCTTTAGTTACTGATTGTGTATCTGACTTAGGTTTCCAAGTGTTTACTTCCGTGTACCACTTGCCTTCTTTACCAACTTTTACATCAATATTTATCCAATCTTCATCTTTGTTTTGTAATTGCTCTTTGTACCATTGTGTAAATTCATCTTTTTTAATTGATATTTTAAATTTAACAAAATCTACGTTAGATTCTTTTGCAAATAATCCTTTAGCGAATTTTTCTTCCATGTTATCTCCTTAACTTGCTAAGTTTCCGTCATCATCATCACTGGCTAATCCGTATAATGATTGTAATCCATATCTCTTCGCATAACTCACAGAACTTCCCATCTTCTGCGGATTTTCTTTATCATCGCCTTTAACTAAAACAGGCACACGACAAGAAAATTCTTTTTTATCAATATTGTGACGCATGGTTGTTGTTACATAAATATCTTTTGTAACGTCTTCCCACTTTTTTACTGTTTGATTTCCCTCTTTATCAAACTGTGTTGCTTCTTTTTTTACTATCATGTTTTGATAATCAACTGATTGCGTAAATGATAAACCAAACTTAGTTCCATAATTAACAGCATTAATGACACTTGTAAGATCAGAGTATTTACTTTTAAAATGTGGGTTAACTGATTCTTTAATTGCCTTAACATTCATTTCTTGAAACTTTGTCAGTGCTTCTTTTATTGTTTGTATTTCTTCTGGTTTATCTTTCATTTCTTTTTTCTCATCCTTTTCTTTAGTTCTTTATCTTTTTCAAAAGCAGATAAATAAATCTTAAATTGTTTAAATGCTTCTTTTAGATCAGTTTTGTTAAACTCTCTAATCTCATATTCAGAGTTATCTTTTGGAAAACGAGCTACTAAGAATTGATCTATCTCTATCTTGTCATTTTCTTTAACAAGCTGTGCATATGCTGAACCTTGTAAAAGATTATCAACATACACATTAGAAGATGACTTAAAATCAATCAGAATATGTTTTCCATTTTTTTTGACGAGCAAATCTGGTGTGCCTCCGTATTTATATTTACGAGAGGTGTAATGTTTTTCTGTCCAAATAATTTTGGTATTAGACATTAAATTCTTTCCACCATTTCATAAAACCATTAAAACAACTTTGTACTTCGGGGTCATCCGATAATGTAAATTCTTTTTTATTAATTATACATTCTGCGTGATCGTGAAACGTAGTTCCTATATCTTGAACTCGTTTCATTTCTTCCCAATATTTAATACCACTTAATCCTAGTTTATTTGACCATCCAGTTATTGCCCCGCTATCTTTAAAACGAGATATGATAGTCGTTACACTAGGTATTTTTTTATCATCAAGTTTATAAGGTTTAGTTGGCATTGTCTGTTTCTATCAACTCTTCATTTTCTGCTTGTTCTAATTCCCATTCTTTTTTAGGTTGTCTTTGTTCTACCAATGGGCTTGGTAATGGGTAAACTTCCCAACCATATCTTTCTGTTAATATTTTTCCTATCTTGTCCATGTCTGCCTTTCTGGAACAAGAGGGTAGGAAAAACTATTACGGAGGAAACCTACCCTCTCTGTGCCATGTATCATCGACTACAAGAAATTATCCGAATGACAAATCTTGCAATTATTGACCATTTCTAGCCAATACAGGACAAAATATAGATTGAAATTAGTTTGTCAAGTTATTTTGACAATGTAAAGTTATATAGCGATTTGTTCTATTTTATAATCTTCGTCAAATAGGGTGTGTGTAGTTATTCGTGGATAAATAGCATTAAATTCACAATCTTTAATTAATGCAAACTCATTAACCCACATATCTTTGTAAGATACCATTCTTCCATGTTCTTTAAATTTTAAATCGTCTCTGTTTATGTGTTTGCTTTTCCACCATTGAAACACGCAAGAGCCATCTTTATTAAATTCTAATACTTGACCATAATAAAACATATTATTTGCTTTTCTTTGAACAAAACAATCAACATTAATTAATCTGTCTCTATAATTTTTATCATTAACCCAATTTTTATGATCGAAGTCTATCAAAGAAAATGCAGGAATATGATTACCTTCATGTGCGTTCCAAAAAAATGCTTTTTGTGTTGGTTTTAAATACGCATTATTCAAAAAATAAATAACTTCTATTGGTTCGTCATAATTTCTAGGTACGAAGTGACATTTTTCATAATCAAACTTTTCAATAATTTCTGCTTTGACAATATTATCACTAATAATCTGATTTATTTTAACTTCTAAAATTCTTGCTAGTTCTTGCAGTTGTGAAAACTTTACATCTGTTTCACCTTTTAAAATTGAATGAATTGTTTGATGAGACATTTTACCATAACCATTTGGTTCATCAGCAGTAAGTAAATGTAATGCTCTACCAGAAGGAGAATGACCTTTTTCTTTAACTAAAGCATTTAAGTTAATTAAATATTTTTTTTTGTCTAACAATTTCATTTGCATAGTTTTACCTCGTAAGTTTTTTTAGTCAAATTTATTGTGTTGTTAAAAATATTGATATAATTTTACATTGTCAATAAGTTTTGACAAATGTATAAAAATATTTATTTTATATAAAATGGAAGTCTTTTGTAATATTTGTCAAAAAACTAAGCAAATTAGGAATAATTTGACAGTTAAGGAAACTAAGGTTTTAGAATTTATAATTAATTTTACTAAAATCGAGAGAAAATCGCCATCTATGAGAGAAATTGCCGATGGTTTAGGTCTAAAATCTTTATCTGGGGTTGATAGATACGTTTATCGCCTCAAAGACAAAGAATATATCGCTAAAACTCCTTACATTAAAAGATCAATAGTAGTTTTGAAGGATATTATTTGTGAGTAAAATCTTCAAAATGGGTGTCCATGTTGACAAATTTATAGCCGATACTGTGCATTTATCAGATGATGAGATAGGCAAATATTTTCGTTTTCTTTGTTATGCTTGGAAGTTACAGGCGAAATTACCTAGTGACGTAAAAAGAATTAATCAAATTGCAAAGAACCCAAACATTAAAAAAACACAGTATTTACTTGATACTTACTTTGATAAAACAGAGCAAGGGTACACCAATTCAGCTCAATGTCACGAATGGAATCATGTTCAAAACGTATCTGAAAAAAATTCTAAAAACGCAAATTTGAGATGGGATAACAAAAAAGTTATGCCAACGGATATGCCTAATAATGCCAGTATAGAGTATAGAGTAAAGAGTATAGAGTATAATAATATAATAGATAAGTGGAATAAGATTATTCCTACTTCCCATATTAAAGTTTTTAACGAACCAAGAAAAAGATTGTTTAAATCAAGGTTTAAATCTTTTTTCAATGAGAGCTACGAAGAATGGGAACAGTTTTTACAACGCATTTCCAAGATACCTTTTTTATGGGGAAACAACGATAGAGGTTGGAAAGCAGATTTTAATTGGGTGTTAAATGAAATTAATT